TCCAGGTCTTCCATGGTACCGGCTTCGTCAACAGTCGGATCGAAGTGCTGGCCGTCGTTGACCATCACGAGGCAGTCGGGCGGGTCGTACGCGGTATGGGCGCCGTCCGCCGAGATGCGGTAGCAATAGCCGGTGGAATACGGACGCCAGTACACGCAACCGCCATTGGGATCGACCCAGCGCCGGTACTGAACCTCGGTGCGAGAGTCCGTCGAGCGGTTGAGCAGCGCAGACCGGAGCAGCTTCAACGCCGCCGGCTTGGGCACCTGGCCGCCGGTGTGGCGGTACCACAGCGCCTCCAGGTTCTCGGGCTTCAGGTCGAGCAACCGGCGGGTGCCGGGCATCAGGAACTGGCCGCCGGCGGTCACGACCGTGTCCCGGATGAGCTGGTCGATGGTGGGGGCGCCGGCGGGGGTGAAGGTCGCTCCGAAGACGTCGGCGAGCTGGCCGCCCTCCGCGGCGAAGTCGTCGGGGCCAGCCTTCGGAGGGAGGCCGAGCGGGGTCAGATCCACGCGGCCGACCGTGACGCCGTGGGCTTCCAGCGCACGCTGAAGGGGACCGAGCCAGCGCCGGGTCTCGGGGCGCTTGTCGTTGTCGTGCCAGAGCAACACGCGAGCCGGCGCGAGCTGCGACAGCCGGTCGGCCAAGCGGTGCGCGTGCTGGAGCAGATAGGCCGCGGCGCCGCACGTGACAGCGACGATCAGCGAGTCGTTGTACAGCTCGCAACGGCCGTTGATCGCGTCCACGGCCTTCTCGCCCTCGCAAACGATGATGTTCAAGCCGGGCCAGAGCGTAGTATCGCCGTAGATCGGCCAGGTGACCGCGACGTCGCGCCAGGAGTAGTTCGCTCCCTGGGTGCGGAGATCCTTGCCGATGTACTCGTTGGTCTCGTCGTCGTAGCGGTTCCAGCGCAGCCGGTAATGGGAGATCGTGCCGGAAGGGTGGCGGTAGGCGTAGACCACGTCGGGCTCGCCGAATTTGCTATGATGGTGCGGCGAACGACGACCGTCCTCCGTACCGCGCCCGTCCCTTCCACGGCGGGCGTTTTCTTTTGGCGAGAGTTTGATGCCGTCCAGCTCCGGGCGGTCGAGCTGGCGCAGCGCCTCCACGACGTCGTCCAGGGGGAAGACTTGCCCGCAGCCGTGGCAGTAGTACCACCCCTCGTCGGCGTAGTAGTCAGCGCTGGGCTCGGGGTCGTCGTGGAACAGGCAGGAGTGCCGGACCTTCTCGCGGGGGCGTCCGTGGTCGTCGGGCTTGCCCGGGGACCGGCGTCCGCCCATCGACATGAGCGCCTGTCGGATCGCGTTGACGAGCCTGTGCAGCTCGCGGGGATCGAGATCGACTGTGATCGCCATGGGCCTCCGTACTTCAGGTTCCGCTGCCGGGCTTCCACTCCCGGGCCTCGCGACAGGCGCGCCACGGGAGCATAACATAGCCAGGGAGGCAGGGGCGAGGGGATGAGCGGTGGACGATGTCGAGGGACCAGCGCGGCTCTCACGCGTGCGCGCGTGGGCGCGGCCGTACAGAGGAGTTTCCCTATATTGATGCGGCGAAACCTGTGCGCACAGGGGCACAGGTGCGTATGCGAATACCACAAGGTAGTTGAAGAATATGCCACGTCATACATGTCACATGTCATATGCGAGATGCGTATAACTGGTGCGGGGGTGCTGCGGCATGTCATATATGCCATAGAACTGCGAGAGGTGTTTAACATTACCCCCCCGAATGTCCAGGGCACGCCGTTTGGGCGTTTTGTACAAGCGACAAGGGCTCTGTACTACAAAGGAAGCGTGTACGCATGCGCGCGTACCACACTGCGATACAGGCCGCAATAGGCCATTCGCACTAGTCATGCATGTCATCGATACTAGGAGCCGTGACGTCTGTCCTGACGTCTATACAGACGCCGTACAACGCGTGTCATCTATGCGCCGAAGGAAAATCGGTCTTGACCAAAAAAGTTGTTGACGGCCGTCTGCTGGCGTGTATCATGGTTGGTGTCCGGCAGGCGCCGGACCGAAGCGGGACCGATCCGCCGGAGACGGAAGTCAATACCGACGTCGGTCGGAAAGCGACACGGCGAAGCAAGGCAAGGCTACGGCCGTCACCGAGCAGTCGCTACCAGGTCCTTCCTTCCGGCGCAACAGTGCGAACGGGTGAGTCGAGTGGGATTCAATTCCCGACGCGGGTTCCAACCCCAGCGTCCCGACGCTACCTCCCTGATGGCCACACAGTCCGCCCGATGGCCGACGCCGTGGTACAGACAAGAGATGATTGCCCCGGCACGATAGAACCTCCCTGTTCTCGTCGAGGATCTAGCTGTAGCTCTACCGGTGCCGTTGCACTGCGCTGGCCGAAGTCAGTTTTGAAACGAGTACGGCAGTTAGCACCAAATATAGGGAGGTCTAAAATGGACGAAGTCAAGGTCGAGCTGACCGACGGTTCCGGGTATTCGCTCGTGCTGACAGGTGAGAGCGACGACGACGGCGATTCGTGCATCGCCGCGTGCGTGTTCGATGGAGATACCCGCGGTCCGGCCGATACTGACGAAGCGGTCGTCAGGCTGGCGCGTGACCACGGGTTCAACACCCCGGACACCAGCAGCGATGACGCGTTCCTGGACGCTGTCGATGACGCGACGGACTACCTCAACAAGCTCGCGCCAGACGGCTACAGCTTCGGGTTCGATGGCGGGTCGTTCTACCTCGCGAACGACGCGTGGTGGGCGATGGTGAACGCGTGAGGCGCTGCCAGCACTGCGATGAGCCCGAGTCGGAGCACTGCCCGGAGTGCGGCGCGTGCTTCTACGAGCCGCCGTGGTGCGTCAACCCGGACTGCGACGAAGACTACGCGGAGGACAGCAGGCTGTAGCCTGCTGTAACGCGGCAGCACGGTTCCAAGCCCGTGCAATCTTGGCCGTGCGAGGTTCTACCGTGGCACACGCGACCGACATCGTCGGCTACACGTACAACGCTGATCTGTACTGCTCGGACTGCATCCTGACGGCGCTGGGCGTCAGCGGGAACTACGATCCCCGCCAGTACACGACCGAAGAGGCGTTGACCGCTGCCGCAAGCGGCGAGTTCTTCGATATCGACCGCCATGACGAGTCCAGCTTCGGCAGCGGCGATTTCCCCAAGGTCGTGTTCCGTACCATGCTCGAAGACGGTGACCGCTGCGGTTCGTGCGGCGAGATCCTGGGAGAGTAGCGCGGAGGGGTAGGGCTTCGGCCCTACTAACGCGGCAGCTCGGTCCCAAGTCCGAGCAAACCATGCCACGTTGGAGGTTCTGTCATGGAGCTGTTCAAGGCTCATCAGCAGTGGGCGACCCGTCCCGACGACGAGCGGTTCGACTCACTTCAGGCGTTGTATGACGCCGCCCACGCCTACGCCAAGACCTCCACCGAGCGGTCCGTGCCGTGGGGCGACCTGCGCACCATGCCGGCCGCTGACCAGGTCCAGCTCGTGGGCAAGGCCGGCACGCCGGCGTTGCTCACGCACTACAGCTTCGGTCAGCTCGCGAACCGGGTCGGCGCCCCCGCCGAGTACCTGCGAGCGCTGCCGCCGGCCCTGGCCTGCGACAACCTGAACCACGGGTTGGCTACACGGTCGTTCAGCGCGGACGGCCGTGACGCCAAGCTCCTGTTCCACGTCAACGGCGGCATCCTGTGCCGCGCGCTCACCACGACCATGTACGAGCGCGTGTGGAACCACGAGATCGCCGAGCGGTTGCTGGAGTGGGAGTCCAGTGGCTGGGCGCCGGCCCGGCCCACCATTCGCGCCATCGACGGCAAGCTCCCGCTCTACGCGTCGGACCACGACATGTTCGTGTTCCTCGCCCACAATGACCTCGCCATCGCCGAGCCCGGCCAGGACGGCGCTCTGTACCGCGGAGTCATCGTGGAGAACTCCGAGGTCGGCGCCGGCTCCCTGAAGCTCACCCGGTTCCTGTACCGGGAGATGTGCGGCAACCACATCATCTGGGGCGCCAGCAACGTCATGGACCTGAGCCTGCGCCATGTCGGCAGCATCCGCAATCGGCTGTACAAGTGGACGATCGCGCTCCGCGAGTACCAGAACGCGGGCACCGACAAGGACCAGCAGATGGTCTCGCGCGCTATGTCCACTACCATCGCCGACACCAAGGAGGGCGTCCTCGACAAGCTGTTCGGCGTCCGCACCCTGAACCTGTCGCGGAGGACGATCGAGGCGTCGTACGACGCAGTGGTGCAGGACCAGGACGGCAGCCCGAACACCGTGTGGGGCATGGCCCAGGGCATCACGCGCCACAGTCAGACGCTCCCGCACGCCGACAAGCGGACCGCGCTCGACTCCGCGGCCGGCAAACTGCTGGAGTTCGCGTTCTAGTAGGAGGGCACCGGGGCGACCCGGTGTAACTACCCCGTACGGTCCCAAGGCCGTACACCACATGACAGGAGGTTCTATCCAGGTGAAGTACAGAATCCCGGTCGAGTTCGAGGCCGCGGACGACGAGAAGGCGCGGTTGGCCGCTTCGTTGCTGTACGACGCGCTGACCTCGGGTAGGTCAAGCGTCGTCGTTCACGTGGACGACTCAGGCGCAATCGAGTTCGAGCCCACCCTGGCCGAGCTGACGCGCGAGGCCACGTACTGGCAGCGGGTCGAGGTGTCGTCGTGAGCAGCGAGACCAACGAGCGGCCGGAGAGCGGCAGCATCGAGTCAGAGGAGGCGCAGCACCTGGAGCTGACGACGTACGTCAGCCCCAGGGACGGCGCGACCGTGGTCGAGATCGGCACCAGTGCGGTCAAGGGGCGCCTGCGCGTATACGTCAACGACGGGCCGGTGTTCGACCAGGACCCGGAGGACCACGGCCCGCACGGCGAGTGCGGGCTCATGTTCCAGGACCCGGACGGCGCCCGCCACCGCTGCGTCAAGGTGGGCTCGCACTACCCCGCCCACCGCTGTCGCTGCGGCGTGGTCGAGGTCCGCTTCTAGGCTAGACTTCGCAGCGCTAGCCCGATCACTACTACCCCCCAAGGCCCCTGCTCTCCCCCCGGAGGCGGGGGCCTTCTCGCACCTGGATAGAATCATTGACGAGCGTCTGCTAAACTTCTGGGGCCATGACCCGGGAGAAGCTGGTGACCGTGTCCGCCCTGGCCCGCATGCTGGGGCCGGACTGGTCGCGGCCGCTGGCGTGGTACTGGCTACACCAGGCCGGGCTCGAGGTGGAGCGCTTGCCCAACGGGTGGGGCGTGATTCCCGAGTCCTCGGTCTCCGAAGTGCTGTTCACCCTTCGCGCTGCCCGGGCGCAGCGTCGTCACGACGGACACGGTGGAGGCGAGGCCCGCGCTCGCCGAATGCAACAGGGAGGTGTCTACTGATGTTCGAGCATCGAGGAGCGACGTTCGAGGACGCTGAGGAGTTGGGCAAGGTCGTCCGCGACGACACGCCGGGTCTGGACGTGACCGAGTACCCGCTGCCGCCGCTGCCCCTGGGGCTGGACGAGCGGGTCACGACCCGTTCCGAGTTGGACCTGGCGACCGAGTTCCTGGGCGAGCACCAGGTGGTGGAGGCCCTGGAGCGCGGCGAGAGGCCGCTCGTCACGTACACGATCCTGGCCATGCCGGACGGGCAGACCCGGGTTATGTTCACCGGACACACGGACAGCGATGAGGAGCTGAAGTTCGCGCACTGCATGCTGCTCGACACCGTCCGCCGGCAGTTCGACCGCGTTGAGGGCGAGGGTGAGGCGGCCCGGCTGCTGTTCATCATGGCGGCCACGCCCAGCGACACAACCACGACCGTCCGCGAGGACGACACCACGATCGGGACCGTGGACCTCCGCGAGCAGCCGGGACCGGACCCCGAGGGGCCGGGTGAGGGTGTGCCTCACGACGACTCGATCAGCGATTCGGATGACGACGATGACGAGGAGTAGTTCGACAGCCCTGGACGTCGTCGACTGGTGGATCGGCGCCCTCTGGCTGCCGTTCGTGTTCGTGGTGCTGCTGCTGATCTTCGCCGGTGGTGGCAACACGTAGCGGGGGACGGGGGTGCTGCATTCACACGGCACGGAAGGAGGTTTCTATGCCGGAACAGGAGAGCTGTGGGTCGTGCGGCGGCTCGGGTAAGGTGACTTGCCCCGAATGCAACGGCAGCGGTCACGCGACGGCGCCGGACGGCAAGGAGCGGCCCTGTGTGAAGGAAGTGACCTGCATGTCGTGCGGCGGCTCGGGTAAGCGATGACCGAGCGCGAGCTGGTCGAGCGCTTCGACGGGGCTCTGGGCGCGCTTGGGCTTCACAACCAGCGCCGGTACAGCGCTCCCACCGATGACCCGACCGACATCGCGGCGCCCGAGCTGCGGCGGTCGTACGAGCCCGAGACCGCGACGGCAGAGGTCTCCCTGGCCGAGCTGGAGAAGATCGCTGATGCTGTGGTAGAGATCGAGCGGCTGCTGTTTCAGTGGTATCGCGAGGCTGTGAAGGGCATCGAGGGCGATGCCGGCGCTGAAGCTGTGTATCTGTGGTGCGAGGCCCACGACTGGAGCAACGTCATCGACCAGTAGGAGGGAGCCGAAGCGACGCCTTGGCGGACCGCCGCTTCGGCCGTAACTACCCCGCCCGGTCCCAAGGCCGGGCTTCACGCAGAGGAGGATTCATGTACAAGATTGTCGTTCTTCAGCGCGGCTGGGTCGTCGTCGGCAAGTTCCGTGAGGTCTCCGAGGTCGAGCACGAGCTGACCGATGCCAGCGTCATTCGCTACTGGGGCACCACGAAGGGTCTCGGCGAGCTGGTCGCCGGGCCGACGTCCGCCACCAAGCTCGACCCGTGCGGGAGGGTGTCGTTCCATCCCATGGCCGTCGTGCTCAAGCTCGACGCCGAGGAGTCCGCGTGGTCGGATCGCTAGGCGAGGATGCTCGGTCGCTGATCAGCTACGGCGACGGCTACGGCGACGGCTACGACGGCTACGGCTACGGCGACGGCTACGGCGACGGCGACGGCTACGGCGACGGCTCCGGCTCCGGCTACGGCTCCGGCTACGGCTCCGGCTCCGGCTACGGCTCCGGCTACGGCTCCGGCTACGGCTCCGGCTACGGCTACGGCGACGGCTCCGGCTCCGGCGACGGCTCCGGCTCCGGCTTCGGCTACGGCTACGGCGACGGCGACGGCTACGGCTCCGGCTTCGGCTACGGCTACGGCGACGGCGACGGCTACGGCTACTAGTAGGAGGGCAGCGGGCCGGCGCCCGCTGTAACTACGCGGTACGGTCCCAAGCCCGTACAAATCCTGCGTGGTTGGAGGTTCTACGTGACGCTGATTGCCTACGAGCATAAGCAGTTCTCACGGGCATCCGAGGCGAAAATCGAGCAGGCCAATGCCATCATCGCCGAGTACCAGGCCCAAGGCTTCAGCCTGACGCTGAGGCAGCTCTACTACCAGCACGTAGCCCGGGGGCTGATCCCCAACACGCTCCAGTCGTACAAGAGCCTGGGCAGCCTCATCAACGACGCGCGCATGGCCGGGCGCGTCTCCTGGACCGCGATCGAGGATAGGACGCGCTTCCTGCGCGACCTGCCGTCGTGGGGGGACCCCGAGTCGATCGTCCACTCGGCTGCCCACTCGTACCATGAAGACTGGTGGCGGGACCAGCCGGTGTACCCCGAGGTCTGGATCGAGAAGGACGCCCTGGTGGGCGTGTTCGAGGGCGTTTGCAACGAGCTGGACGTACCCCTGTTCTCGTGCCGCGGGTACGCCAGCGCCAGCGAGGTCTGGACGGCCGGCCAGCGGCTCGCCCGCAAGATCCGCGCCGGCAAGCAGGTGGTGATCTTCCACTTCGGCGACCACGACCCGTCCGGCCTCGACATGACGCGCGACATCACCGACCGGCTCTACATGTTCGCCGGCCACCACGTGGGCACGGGCAGCCGCCGGCTCGCGATCGAGCGCATCGCCCTGACCATGGACCAGGTCAATCAGTACGGGCCGCCGCCCAACCCGGCCAAGACCACGGACAGCCGCTTCGAGGACTACCAGCGGCAGTACGGCGACGAGAGCTGGGAGCTGGACGCCCTGGAGCCCCAGGTGCTGACCGACTTGGTACGGTCAAGCATCACCGACGTGATGGACAGCGACCTGATGGAGGCAGCGCAGGCCGAGGAGCGCAAGGCGAAGCGGTTGCTGAGCCTGGCGGCCGACAACTGGCACGACGTCGCCGAGTACCTGCGCGACAACCACGAGGACCCGGAGCCCGAGTGAGCTACACCCTGTTTCCCTGGCAACCTCGGGGCGCCGAGATGCTGGAGCGCACCAGCGGCGTCCTCAACTGGGAGATGCGAACGGGCAAGACCCGCACCACGCTCCATGCTCACAACAACCGGCTGAACGCCGGACGCGCCCGTGATCTGGTCGTGGTGGGTCCCAGCACGGCGCTGGGGGTTTGGCCGGAGGAGGCCGAGGCGATGCGCCTCGGCCTCCGCTTCGTCCGCTGCCACGGCACCAAGGAGAGCACGCGGCGCCTGGTGCCTGATCCCAGCGGCTGGCCCGACTGGCTGCCGCGCGTGTACCTCATCAATCCCGAGATCCTGCCCTACTGGCTGGGCTGGTTCCAGGAGCACCTGGAAGTGGAGAGCTTCAACCTGGTGGCCGACGAGTCGCATGTCTACCTGCGCTGCGCCACCGGGCAGACCCAGCGATACATCGCCTTCGACGCGCTGTCGAAGGGCACCGACCGGGTGTGGGAGCTGTCCGGCACCTGGTACGTGAGCAGCGCACTCGACGTGTACTGGCAGTTGCGGCCCTTCGGTGCCGGCAACAACCCGTTCTTCTACATGAAGAAGGCGTGCTTCAAGGCGCCGTGGGCCAGGGATCGCAAGAACGCGGCGTGCGGTCGATGCTTCGCATGCCGGTACTGCAACGCGGTGCCCAACCCGTTCACGAACACCGGGCTGTCGTACACCGGCATCAAGAACGAGGACGAGCTGTGGGGCAAGCTGCCCAACGTGCTCGCCCTGCGCGAGGAGGAGGTCCGCGGCATCGCGCTGCCCGACCGCTTCCCGGTGTGGGTCGGCGAGGGCGACCCCGCCTGGCCCGACGACGACATGCCAGACAGCGTCCTGGATGCCGAGCAGCAGGCGCTGGTGCCGGCCAAGATCAAGCTCACGCAGGCGTACCTGGCGCAGCTTCGCGCGGGCGAGCTGGCCTACGTCGAGCGCCCCGACCGGCCGCTGGTCGAATGGCACGAACCCGTGGTCATCTTCGGCTGGCACCGCGCGTACACCGAGGGGCTGGCCCGAGTGCTGGGCTGCCCGGTCATCACCGGCGACACCAGCGTGCGCGACCGCGACCGCATCCGCCACGACTTCGCCGCGGGGAAGCTCCCGCTGCTGGTCGGCAACCTCCAGTCGGCGGGCCTGGGCATCGACCTGAGCGCTGCCCGCTGGTTCCTGTACGGCGAGCCCCGGCGCGACGCCGCGCTCCACTACCAGGCCGAAGCCCGGGGCCGGGGACCGAAGCAGACGGCCAAGACCCTGCGCCACGCGTACCTGCTCATCCGCGGGTCGGTGGATGCCACGATCTGGCGGCACCGGCTTCACCGCGGCGAAGACATCGAGAGGTTCTATACTGCTGGCCGCGAAGCCGGGCGGGAGGCCGGCGGCGGACGGTACATGGAGGAGGTGCGATGACGAGGACCCGATACAAGCTGCTGGAGGGCTAGCAGACGCTCGTCTGCTGTGCTAGTATTCTCGGTGGTGGCGGCCCAACAGTGGATAACCACTCCCGCGAGCGGTATACGGGAAGCCAACGGGGAACTCCCGCCACCCCCCTTATCAACCTGTTCACCACAAGGAGTACGCCAGTGCCAGGGTTTCTGACCAAGGCCCGTCAGGAGACGGGCGCCGACAACCCCAAGTTCGGCGGGGGCGGGTCGTGGCTGAACATCGACATGATGGTCGCCCGCGAGGTGGTGTTCGGCATCACCAACATCGAGGCCGACGATGAGAACCAGTTCAACGGGACCCCGCGCCCGCGCTGGATCATCGATGTCATCCCCTGGTACGAGGGCGACCAGCTCCCCGGCGCGGCCGAGGACGAGCGGGGGCGGCCGGTGATGCTGGACGCGGGCCGGATCGGGCTCGCGTACCACCAGAGCCGCGACCCCCTGATGAACCAGCTCGCCGACACCATCGATGAGCTGGGCGACGACGCCACGGACAAGATCGGCGCCGCGGTGTTGGTCAAGATCCGGGTTCCCGGCGGCAAGGGCGGCAAGTACACCGACCTGTGCGAGTGGGACGAGCAGAACAACTGCCCGATCCTGTCGGAGGGCACCGTGGCCGCGGGCGAAGACGACGGGGAGCCGCGCCGGCCCAGCGGTCGCCAGGCCCCGGCTCGCGGCGGTCGCCAGCAAGCGGCGCCCCAGGGCGGTCGGCAGCACCAGCAGGCCCAGCAGCAGGAGGAGGACGAGCCCGAGCCGAGCCCCCCAGCGCGGGGCAGGGGCAGGACCCGGTTGAACGATGGCTCCGAGCCCGCAACCCGGACTGGCTCCGGGCGTTCGGCTGGTCGCGCGACCGCATCGACCGGGAGTTCGGGGGGTTTCGCGGACGCCAGCGGGGCTGAGAACGGCGAGGAAGGGGGCCAGGGCAAGACCCAGGCAACCCGCCCCGCTCCCGCGCTGGCAGGCGTCTCCGACGCCGACCTGAAGCTGGTCTCCGACGTCGTCGGCGGGCACGAATACACCGAGATAGAGCTGGCCGAGGAGTACGACCTGGAGGAGGGTAAGCCTTTCCCCGGCATCAAGGCGTGGCTCTTCGACCACGGCATCGATGACTACCCGCCCGGTCGGGGCAAGATCAAGCCGCGCTACCGCGACGCGTACAGCATCGCTCTGCGCTGCTGGATGGACGCCACCGGGCGGAACGTGGACGGCAGCCCGTACGAGGGCGAGGAGCCCGAGTCCGAGGTCACCGACGTCGCCAGCAAGTCGAGCCCCAACCCCGCCGTGCGGGACGGGCGGGTCACCCCGAGCGGGGCTGAGCACGTGCGCCAGCGCAGGGTGCGCGAGGCCGCGGTCCCCGCCAACGCGCACGAGGCAGACCAGCGGATGCGGCCCGAGGCCGCGCCGGTGCGCCCCGAGGACAAGGCGGCGTGGATGCCGCCCGACCAGCGCGAGCGCGGCCAGCAGGCTGCGTCCGAGCACGTGTACGAGCCCAACGACGTCGGGGACTCGGTCGAGCCGTGCCCCGGCTGCAACGCGGTCGTGACCGCCAGGGCGTTCCCGAGCGGCGGTGGCTCGTACGGCATCGTCCACGAGTGCCCGACGACCGGCGCCACGGTGCCGCTTCAGGCGCACAACATCCGCAAGGGGTAATCACCACGGGAACCTCCGGGGCCGGGCAACGTCGTCCGGCCCCTTCCCATCAGTACGAGGAGGGTGAAGATGCGAATCAAGATGGCTCTGGAGGCGGCGGCGCTGACGCCTTCGGGGCTGGGAGTGGAATCGCTCCGTGTGACTGCCCGCAAGGGCGTATACAACCTCATACTGCGTGAGCCGGGCGACGTCGAGGTCAGCGTCCTCATGGACCGGCTGACCCTGCTCACGCTCGGCGCGGCAGTCGAGCAGGCCCTGCGATGACTCAGCGAGCCCGCCGGCACTTCCTGGAGCAGGCCCTGCTCGACGGCCTGCGGGCGCTGGACGTTCCGGAGCTGCTGAAGCTCCAGATCGAGCACAACTCGGCCGAGGGCTCCTGGGAGACAGGGGTCGTCAGCCCCAGCCTGGTCGGCCTCGACTGCCGGCTGGCGCGGCTGAAGAGGTTCCTGGGCCACGATCCCCAGCCAGGTCTGAAGCACATGGGCGTGCGCCAGGGCTTCCCGGACCCCAACTCCAAGATCAACATGCTCCGGGGCTTCAACTTCGAGGGCATCGCGGTGGCCGCGCTGCGCCACGAGCTGGGGTCCTCGCTCCTCGGCTGCGCCCCGACGCTGCTGTTCCGCTGGCGCTACCAGGGCGACGACCCGCTGCTGGCAGAGTACAAGCGCCCGCTCGGTCCACTCGGCAGGATGGCGCCCGAGGTCGATCTCTCGCAGCCTCGCGGTATAGTTTTCGCCGGGCACCCCGACGTGATGGTGCTCGATCCCGACCACGAGAGCGAGATCGCGCTGGTACAGGTGAAGTGCCCGCGCATCTCGAAGTGCGAGCGGATCAAGAAGATGGGGCCGAGCGAGGCCCTGCAGAACTACCGCGCGCAGATGATCACCGAGATGTACATCGGCCGGATGATGGGCTGGCCGATTCAGCGCTCCTACCTGCTCGTCGGCACCATGGAGGGCAACTTCACCGGCGCCAAGCACGGCAGCGACCCGTACCTGGACGTGATCGAGATGCCGTGGTCGAACAGCATGCGCCAGGTCCCCGAGGAGATCGCCCGGCAGCTCATCCAGGATTCGGACACGGCTCGTATCTCGGGCGAGATCCCGACCCCGTACAAGGAGGCCGCGTGGGACGCGTTCCCCTGCTCGTACTGCAACTACAGTCGGCTCGGCAACTTCGAGACGATCGGCTGCACTGAGCACCAGCAGTGGGAGCAGTACGAGCGGCACGGCACCACGCGCCTGACCGAGGAGCCGAGCGAGGCCGGCAACGTGGTCAGCCTGCGTCACCGCCGGAGGGCGGTGTGAGGCTGATGATCGAGCTGGCCGGCTGCTCATCGGCGGGTGCCGTGCTTGGCTACCTGCTGCTGGCGCTGGCCATGGGCTGGCGACCGGGCTCATGAAGCCCCCTCGCCGGTACGTTCCGCGCATGGCCACGCCGGTGACCATGCGCGAGCTGGAGGCGGGTGACCGCCCCCGAGACCCCCAGGGTCGCGAGCTGCCGTTCGCGCCCGGGGACCAGTACGTCCAGCTTCCGTTCCACACCTACGTGCTGGGGCGCGAGCTGGCCGATACGCTGTACATCGAAGTGGAGGAGTGAGATGGCAATCACGATGAAGCTGTATCTGCCCGATGCCGAGGCAGTGGCCGAATGCGAATGCGGCGCTCGCTGTCACGGCGACAGCATCGCCGACGCCGTGCTGGCGTGGGCGAAGCACATCGTCGGCACCGAGTGCAGGGAGAAGCTGTAGATGGAGACCACGCAGACCGTCGCCCAGCCCGGCAGCAAGCTGTTGTTCGGCCGGTACAAGAACGGCAACGACCGCTCCTGGTCGCTGCGCTGGAAGCCGTCCGGCGGCGGCAAGCCGGTGACCCTGTGCCGCTCGCAAAAGGACGCGCCGGCCGTGACCCACGACATCATGGAGGAGCTGTTCGAGGACCCCATGATCGAGTCGCGGCTGAACGACATCATGAGGCGCCGGGGTGAACCGTGACGGTGGAAACCGGGGTCGAAACGCTGAAGCGCATGTACACGGCTCGCCTGGAGGAGTGGCCTGGCGGGCTCTCCGGCTGGCATCTAGAGATGCATGATCTGATCCCCTTCATCATTGCTAACCTGGAGCATGCCGAGCACTTGGAGGAGACGCTGAGGCTGATCGCATCGTGCGAACCTCACGGGCCGGATGATGTCGTTCACATCGCCCGAATCGCTCTCCACATGGAGACACAGCCGTGATCGTTCACGTTCACGTCTACTTCCCGGACGGTACGGAGCGCGAACTGCCGATGGGGGTTCACGTACCCACAAGGGGAGACATCCTCCACTTCGAAGGGCTGGAAGGGCCGTGGTACGTGGACCGACGCAGTATGGAGTTCTTTGGCTCCGTGCAGCACGTTCACTGCTTCTTGGAGGCTGTGTAGTGCTCAGCCTGGGCGACTACTTGGCCCGCTGCCCGCGCTGCCATCAGACCTGCCTGCTGGTGTACGGCGAGGCATCGTACCGTAATCTGGCACTGTTCGAGGCGACCCCCTGGTCGCCGCTGGACGAGGCAGAGCCGCAGCACGACCTGGACAATGGCGCCTGGCGCATGACCGACCACGCGCTCCAGCAGTGGCGCAATCAGCTCCCGTACAAGCTCGCGATCTCCTACCTCGACTTCGACCGCGGCACCTGGCAGCTCGCCATGGTGCGCGCCAACGAGAAACTGCGGGCCGGGATGTCGCTGTGGCGACCCCACACGTGTCCGCTGGAGGCGAGTGATGGCGTGGAACCGACGAAGAAGGATCTCGTACCGGATCTTCCGGTTCTGGCACGAGATCGAGGAGTGGAGCGGGGAGCTGTGGCGGCTGGTCGCGTTCGTCGCCGGAATCCTCGCATTGGCGCTGCTCGCGCTGGAGGTATGTAGTCAGTGGCCGATCAGATGAGCATCGAGGACGTACTGCGGGAGATGGACGAGGTGGCGAACGCCAACCTGGAACCGACGTTCAGGACGGCGAGTCCCGCTCGCATCGCCCGCTGGCTGGAGGTGCTGCGGCCGGCGCTGGCCCATCGCGGCGAGGAGCTGTACGAGCGGTGGAACCGTGAGGAGCGCCAGGAGCCCGACCGCGAAGTCCTTCCACTCGCCTCGGGGCTGCGCCAGGAGCTGCTGCGTGACCTGCACGTGGGCGTCCAGCTCAGCGTCGATCACGAGGGCGGCGGCGAGATCCAGCTCATGTACCAGCAGACCCCGCCGGGACACCGGCTCCAGGCCCTGATCCAGCTCATGGGCGCCATCGGCACCCGCGTCGAGCTGGCCATCGGCTCGGAGGCGTACACCCGGATGCTGCGCGGCATCGTGATCGAGCGGACGGGCCGGTGATGGCCTGCACGTGCTCGTGGCCGCATGTCTGCGACGACTGTCGTCGCGAGGGCGAGACGCCGACCCGACCGCTGAAGGTCACTCCCTTCATGCCCGGCTGCACGCACGCGGGCGTGCCCAAGGGCTCGACATGCCCGCTCTGCGGGAGGACTGTGTGAGCGGCATCGAGGAGCAGAAGACGACGTGCCCGATCTGCGGCGCCGAGGTCAAGCTGGGCGACCTGGCTGCGCACGTCTCGACGCACCAGACGCCGCCCAAGTTGCCGCCCAAGCCGAAGGTGGTCAAGTGACCCGACGGACCATGGAGCTGACCGTATGGGCGAAGCCTGAGCCCCAGCGTCGGGCTCGCCACACGGTGAAGGGCAATATCCACCGGACGTACCCGCACCCGCGGGACGCCAAGTACAGGGCTTTTATCCGCGAGGCGTACATCGCGGAGTACGGCGAGGAGGTGATGTTCCAGAAGGGAGTCGTGCTGGCGGCCAACCTGATCGCGCACGTGCCATGCCCGGCGTCGATCAGCGGGCTGGCTCGCCGCCAGGGCCGGGCCGGCTGGCCCCAGGGTCGCGACGGCGACCTGGACAACATCGAGAAGGCGGTGTGGGACGCGCTCCAGGGCTTCGCGTTCTGGAACGACAAGCAGGTCGTGATGCACCGCGAGCCGTACATGGTGCTGTTCGCGTTCAACCAGGCGACCGGCGCCGATACATCGCCGCATCTCTGGATTCGACTGGAGGAGTTGTAATGGAAGTGATCTTTTTCGATGGAGAGATCAAGGAGGCGTACCTGTCGGCGCAGGATGACCGTCCGCAGTTCGTCGTCGCCGGAGCGGACGCCGAACAGGGGCCGTTGGAGGTGTTGGTTGGAGGTGTTGGCCTTCAACTCGATGGGATCACCATCGGCACCAGGGTGCGTGTCAAGGTGACGCCGCTGTGAGCGAGACCTATGACGACGACCGGCTGCGCAAGCGCATGAACGAGATCGGGATGACGGAGGTGCAGCTCCCACCTGTCGAGATCAAGGTTGAGCCGCACCCGCTCGACGCCATCTTGAGCGACCCGCCCGAGGGGTCGTGCCTGTTCTGCCTGACCATGCTCGACTGGCTGCGCGAGGCATGGCCCGAGGGGCATCTGGCCGAGCTGCCGCACTTCGAGCCCCGGCAGGCGAAGCCGATTGTGCGCACCCACAACCAGCAGGCGGACGCCATGCCGTTCTGCGAGACGTGCAGCAAGATGTACATGGCCATGCTGGGCCAGTTCCACCGCGAGCGCCAGGAGCGCGAGGGGCAAGAGCCGGAGCCGCTGCGTGCACGCGTGAGCCAGAGCATCGCGACGCCGAGCAAGACCATCTTGAAGCCGGGCGATCCGGGGTTCGGCACCAGGTCATGAGTCGCTACTTGCAGCATCACGAGCTGGTCTGGGAGCTGCGTGAGACGCAGGCCCAGCGTCGGCGTCGGGCGAGGCTTCTGCGGGCCATGTACGCGCTGGTGGACCCCGCGGGCTGGGACGCGAGGAGGCTGGGGGTTGCGGGTGCACCAGGTATCCCGGCAGCTCGCGTCAGCAGCCTGGGGGTGATCGACCATGCCACTGAACAAACGACCCATCATCCCCGAGATCGCGTGGCCGAGCATGTGTCCCGCCGGGCGCCGGCTCATGGCCGGGAACGAGTCGCTGCTGGACTACCGTGACAACTCGAAGTCGTACAAGCGGAAGCAGGAGATCGAGGAGGAGCGTCGCGCCAACCTCGAACAGCTCGACGCCCACTACCGGGTCTGCGGCACCTGCATCGACCCCGGAGAGCGGGCTCGACAGCGACTCCGCACGCGTGCTCGCCTCGATCGAGCGCTGTCACGTCCTCGCCACCGCCGACGCGGCAGCGAAGGAGCTGGAGCTGAGGACCATGACCGCCTTCTTCGACCACCTGGCCGGACGGCCCGTGGACCCGAGGATCACCCGACGATTCAAGCAGCAGTCGAGCGGCTGGAGGGTACCGTGGTCGGCGTCCGCGCCCTCGACGCAGGTACCGAATCAGGTACTTTCCCGGTCGCCGGAGACCGGCGCCGTCACGTACGCCCGACTCGGCCGGGGGCGTAGCCTGCGAGGAGGGTAGGACGGAAGAGAGCCCCTGGCATTGGGCCAGGGGCTCTCAAGACATGGAAGGAGGAATGTCTAGGGAGTCGGCGACTGCTTGCCCGCGGCGTGAGCGCCGGCTGCCACCACCACCGCGATCCCGGTCGTGACCAGCTCCTGCTGATCGGTGTGACCGAAGACCCCGAGCGCAGCCAGGCCGACGCCAGCGGCGGCCATCATCGCGTTGGGCACCCACCACCAGGGATTCACCTGGCTGGAGCTGGTATCGCTCTGTATGCCGCCCATCACAGTCCCAGGGCGGTGCGCACCGCAGCGAGCGCCTTCTCAGCGTCGCTCAGGGCTGCTCCGGCGGCCGTCAGGTCCGGCCCCGGCTTGGGGGTGGGCGGCGGTGTCACGGGGACCGGCATGGGCGCTGGCCAGCGCAGCGCCAGCCACTGTCCACCGCGGGCTTGGGCGACCGCCGGCGGGCTGGTCCCGCCGCAAGGCGCGGTGTCAACCGCGGCGTCGGTGATCCAGAACGCCTGGTCCGGCGACAGGCGGCCGGTGGGGCTGCCAGCGGGGCCGCCGGACTCGTCCATGTCGTACCAGGCGTCGGTGAGGTTGGCCAACGTCCACTCCGCGAACTGACCGACCGCGGGCGCCCCGATCGGGGTCACGTTCTGGTACCACTGCCCTGGCACGCCCGCCAGGACCGCCGCGTGGCAGATGCCCGGCAGGATCACGGCCTGGCTGGCCCTGAGCCCGCCCGAGCTGACGTAGGGCTCGTACCAGGTACCCGTTGGGTCAACCGGCACCGGCTGCCAGGTCTGCCCCGAGAACACCGAGTCGGCCACCACCGAGGCATCGTACGTGCGGCTGTTGACGACGATGTCGTTGACAAACTGCCAGCCGCCGTTGACCGGCGCCGGGGGCAGGGGCTGGAGTACGCCGGTGCGTAGCCAGATCGCCCTCCACTGGGCATCGTCGGGCGCGTACAGCCCCAGGTTGGAGGGGGTACCGTAGTCGAAGTCGCTGAACCCCCGGCCGCGGGCCATGACGTCGAACTGCTCCTCCCAGCTCGCGGGCGGCAGGTTGGGCGGCTCCAGGTCGAGAGTGATCGGCCCCGAGGTGAAGCCGAAGGTTGCGGCCGCCTCCAGCAGGGTCGGGATGTCGCCGCCGGCAGGTGGCGGCACGATGATCGGGGCAGCCAGCTTACCGGCAGCGCGCAGCGCCTGCACGTGCGCCGGCGTCCAGCTCCCGACGCCGCCGGGGCGCGACACGTAGACCATAGCTCCGTCCGCGCCCACCGCCCCCAGATCGGCGACGAGCTGGTCGGGGGCGGGCGGGAATAACGCGTCCAGCATCAGCTTGGACATTCACTCCTCCTTCAGTGGATCGAGATGCCGATACCGAGATTATGGAGGAGGGTGAAGGCGGTGAGCACGGCGACGGCGACGCTGAGCGCGCCCAGCCACAAGCGATACGTCGCCCGCACACCCTGGCCCCGGACGTGCGCCGCCCACAGGAGAGGCACCCGGTCGGTCATCTCGTTCCAGTCGCTGCGGGCACCGAGGTCGCGGTTCCACAGCTCCTCGACGCGGTTCATGAGCTGCAAGTGCTCCGACATCGGAACCGTGTTCGCGCGCAGTTCCTCGATGGTCTTGATGAGGTCGGGGATGCGCGCGGTCAGGCCCCGGATCTCGGCCACGTGCTCGCGCAGATCGGCCGCCCATAGCGGGATGAGCGCCTCGTCAGCCGCCACGCCGGCGGTTCCTGCCCGAGCGATGGCGGCCTCTGCGATGGCCCTTGCGGAGCGCGGCGTTGCTGATCGCCGCCGCCTTCGCCTTGCTCGCGCCCTCACGGACCAGCGCCTCGTACGTCGCCGGGTTGCGGATGCTCGGGCCATGATCGGCGCCGCCGGGCGGCGTCCCGGTGTAGGGCATCGCTCAGATGCCGACCTCGCCGTGAGCCTCGACGGCGACCACCGGCCCGCCGGCGATGGCCGGCACCGAGACGGTGATCGCCTGGTTCGCGCCCGAGGCGGCCAGGGGTCTGGGGAACTCCTTGCCGATGACCGACGCCTGACCAGCCACCGGCTGGAATCGAAAGCTGAGGGTGCCGCCAGAGGCCAAGCCGGTCACGGTCACCGTGACGCCGGTCACAGCCACAGCCACAGCATCAGCCGTGACGGTGAAACCGCGCAGGTAGTTGACCTTCCCGGAGACGGCCGCCAGAACGGCCGAGACCGCCGCACCGGCCGCGCCCACGCCCGACCCGTTCGTCTCCGAGTAGTCCCCGGCCGGGTCGCGCGGGATGGGGTAGCTCTGATGGCGAAGCACCTGGCCGGTCCCGTTGCCGACCCCGTTGCCGGGGCTGCGCCCCAGGACATCGTCGAGGTACACGTTCTGCAGCAGGGTGTTGGCCACCGATCAGCCCCTCCTTTCAGACGTTTGCCAGTTCCAGGTATACGGTGACGATACCGCCGGTGAACGCCGCTGGAGCGGTGATCTCGACGCCGAGAACGGGAACCTCCCACTGGAGGTCCGAGATGTCCGCCGGCGTCAGGAAGAAAACGCCGTTGATGGGACCGGCGCTGCTCGGGCCGACGTTGATCGGGGCTCCGCGGAGCTGGCCGGCGTTGAGGTTGGTCGAGGGGTTGGTCGGGAACTGGCTGCCCGCGGCCGAGGCTGTGGGCACGAACGGAGTCGAGGCCAGGGTACCGGTGACGTTGGGCTGCGGGGTCAGCCCCGCGGTGGCGAAGACCGAGCGCGCGAAGAAGAGTTGAGCGGTCGCCTGCTGGGCCGCGCCCGAGGTCACGCCGGTGAAGACGACGACCAGGGTCTTGATGCGGGTGGGGCAGACGACCAGGCCGAAGTCGAGCCAGCGGTTGCCAGTCACCGCCAGCGTGCCCATGCCGCTGTTGACGCCACCACCCGAGTAGGTGGGCTCGATGCCGGGGGTGCCCAGCCAGGGGTCGAGGTCGGCGCTGAAGGCGGGCGAGAGCCCGAGCTGGCCGCGCTGCTGGGGCACTCGTCAGGCCCCCGTCGCCACCCAGGCGCCGGCTTCTTTGTGGTAGATCACGGTGTGGCCGGCCACGGTGCCGTCCGGCCGGAAGGCGAAGTCGCCGTTCTGACCGACCGAGTTCGCCGGCGGTCCGCCGAAGGCCGGGAAGAACTCGGGGAAGTTCATCTCCGGCTCCAGCCCGTAGCGCTTGTTGAAGCGCGGGTCCTCGGTGATGGTCCCGGCGACGAGTGGGTTGACCTGGCTGGCCATGGCGGGATCATAGCACCGGGTCGTTTCCGATGGCGATCCACTGCAGGCCCTGCCCGGCCGCATTGCCAACCGCCAGGACGCTGAATACGGAGAACCGCGCCGCAGTCGTGTTGACCGCTTCAAAAGCGTTCACGAACTGCGGGCCGCCTCCTACGACTACGACAGGGGGGGTTTGCCAGCGGACCGCGAAGGTGATGACGAAGAGTTGCGTACCCGCCGGGACCACCGCGTTGGTCGAGAAGCCGACCGATCCCACGCTGTCACAGCTTCCTGCCAGTATCGTGGCCGCTATGACATTGGCCTGCAGGGAACCGATTGTCGGCTGCGGCCCGCGGATGTTGATGTGCCCGTTGGCGGCGCGAACGGCTGGTACGGCGAAAGCGACCGGCGAAGAGGGCTGAGGTTGAGCCTGCGCGGGCACCGTGCGGACACGCGGCCCCGGCATCAGACGTCCTCGCGCAGCTTCAGCCGACAGATGGAGGACAGGCCCGCGGGCTGGTCCGCTCGGAAGCGGGCGCCGAAGGGCTTGGGACTGTTGAACTGAAAGTCCTGGAGCAGCCAGTTGGCGGGCGGATCGAACCCGGGGAACACGGCGATGCACTCGCCGCCCTCCAACCGCCAGAGCTGGCGCAGAAAGTCACGGGCGACCATGGCGTCAACCGCCGGCTGACCCGGCGGTTGCTGCAACTGCCAAGCGTCGGTCTGGCCCTTACCGTTGGACTGCAGACGATCGGCCATGGCCAGGGTGAGCGTTCGCGTCCAGCCGACAGCAGCCCGGATGACGATCGACTGGAGCCTCGGCGCCGATACGAACGCGCCGCCCTGGAAGGAAGCCGGCGCCGTGACGATCTCATAGACCAGCTTGATCGCGACCTGGTTGATGGGCAGCCGGATACGAGTCTGGCCGGTGGTACCGCCGCCCACTCCGCTGGCGACGACGCCAGTCGTGAAGTCGGGGGCGATCGAGTGGGAGACGATGTCCTGGGGGTCGCGGTCCAGCCACACGTTCACAATCACCGAGGAGGCGGCGTTGCTGGACAATCCCGGTTGGGCCAGCGTGAGCACGACGTCGCGGAAGAGCTTGACCTCGCTCGCGGTGAAGTCGATCAACGAGGAAAGGATGTCGCAACCTTGCTGCACCGGGACCATGGCCCCCTGCTGCTGTATGCCCCAATACAGCTCCTGTCCGATCGCAGCGCTGGGGCCGCCTGAGCTTGTCTGCGTGGGAACCAGCAGCCCCCACTGAGCAGTGAACGCCACCAGGTTGCCGGCGCCAGCGGTACCCGCGGCCCCCGCCGGACGGCTCAGCATCGGGATCGCCACCAGGCCGGGGGCGAAGTCCCAGTCCTGCCCCCAGCTCGCCCCCGCGGGAATGGATGCGACTCGGAACAGGCGACCGCGGACGACGTCATAGGCGTAGACGCGAACGTTGTTGTTGAGGTCCTGGGCGGCCAAGAACGCGTACTCGTCGCTCGTCACCGGCTGTGCCGAGCCTTTGAAGTAGGCCCCCTGCGCCAGGGGGCCGATCGACTGCAGGTTACCGCCCTGAAGCAAGAACAGGCTGATGGTCTCCTGACCGAAGCCGCCCTGGGTGACGCTGGCGACGAACAGCGACCCGGCGGCTTCGCAGATCCTGACGCCTGACGAGTTGTGAATCCGCGCGACCGTCGTGAACGTAGCGGACGGGATGCTGTATTGGAAGACCGTGGAGCCGGTGCCATCCGTGCAGCCGATCATCAGGTCGGAGCCCAAGAACGCAGCCCCAGTGATGACCATGCCCGGAGGCAGGTCGATCACCGTCGCCGTTGATGCGCTGAACGTACCAGTGTTGCCGAGGTCGTACAGGCGAATGTGCATCTGCAGCGGAAGGCCGCCGCCAGGATTGGAGGCCAATATCCAGACGATGTAGTTCTTGTTGCCAACCGTTCCCGCCACCAGGCCGAGACTCCACGGGACCTGACCGGCGACAGCCGAATCGAAGTGCGTCGCCACCAGCGTTCCCGCCGGGTTCTGAAGCACGAAGTCCAGGTTGCCCCCGAAGGTGTACCAGAGCGCCTGGTGCGCGCCGAGGATGACCCCCTGGTTGAAACCAGGATGAGCGGGGATATCAACCGGGTTGGTCAACCGCAGACGCGTGCCCGCGGCCGTGAACCCTCCGATGTAGACAAGCTGGTTGTTGACCCCGTCGTCGTAGATCCAGGCGAAGCCAGGACCGGGGGTGCCGAAGTAGCCGACGAAACCCGACGTGATATTGGTCGCCAGCGTGACGTTGCCGACAGTGTCGGCGATCGGCGGTGGCGAGAACGGATTCTGAACCAAGTAATCGGTCAACGGCCAGATCAGGCCCGAGCCGTCCCAGTACCGCGTCGGGTCTGACTCCGCGCCGCCAGTGATGGGCGTCGCGCCCGTGAAGACGCGCTGGCCGGCGCCTCCCGACCAATCGCCCTGACTGACCTGCGGCCACTGGTTGAACTCACGGTCGTTCAGATTGGGAGAGGCGAGCTGCACGAGCTGGTCCTTGTGCTGCAGCTCGGTCTCTTCCTGCTGCTGCTCCTGACGATCGATACTCGTCATGAACGCCAGCTTGGCGACGTTGACGACCTGGCCATCCTTGTTCTTACAGGGCAATGTCGAGCCGTCGCGCGTGGCCAGCAGCAGGTCGTAGACCGGGCCGACGTCGGCGACCTGTGGGCCAGGGCCGAGGATGGCAGCGAGGCCGGAAACGAGAACGGGCATCAGACGAAAGGAGCCTGGGCGTGCATCGCGTTCCAGTTCGTACCGTCGTACCAGAACTTGACCGACGCCCGCGTACCGGCGACGTTGCCGGCGTTCGACCATGTCAGCTTGAAAACGGCATTCCAGGTGACGGCGAAGGCGCCAGCACCGCCCTCGATCAGCGTGAAGCCCAACTCCTGCCCCACCAGTGGGTTGAGCGGCGCTCCGACCACGCGCGCGGCCGTCAGCGTGACTTCCACCCACTCGCCCAGGGTCGCATCCACCCCCGACACCAGCACGGCTTCAGTCGGGGTCTGCTTGGAGCGCGCGAAGGCCCCGTTCGTCCCCAGCGTGCCCAGGCCAGCGCGAAAGACGTTGACATCAGGCGACCCGGAACCGATACCAAACTGGATGCCGCCGCCGCCCGTGAAAGACGGGCCGACGCGTACCCGCGGAAACGCCTCGCCAAACAGCCCCCAGTCTTGGATGATGCCACTGAACGCGGCGGTCGTGAGGTAGTGAGTACCGTCGCTCCACACAAGACCTTTCGGCGTCGGGTCGCTCACCGGCGTCGTGAACACCCCGGTGAAGGCGAAGTGCGCTTGCAACTTGTCCAGGTTGACCGCGTTAGCGGTCACCTGGACGCCGGTGAGGTTCGCCCCACCGACGTTCTCAAGGTCCACGATGAACACGGAGTCGCGCACGTCACAGTCGATCTTGAGACCGACGCCGCCCGTCGCGGGCCAGATGGTGATGCCCATCAGGCGACAGCGGTAGAAGGTACACGGATTGTTGAGGGCGATGCCAGTCGCGCAACCCTGCACGCCGACGTTGAACATGTGAGTCTCGCCAAGGCTGCCCGTGCCGCCCGGAGCCGCAAAGTTGACACCCGTGGTGCAGTTGCTGATGAAGCTGTCCTGAATCGAGTTCTCCTCGGCGAAGCGCGTCGCCGTGAAGCTCTCGACCTGGACTCCCGTTACACAGTTCTGAATCCGACAACTTCGCAACTGTGCTCGGTCGGTGTCGCGAATGCGGCATCCGACCACCCCGGCTCGCGACTGCCCGTCGATGAGCAGCCCGTACACCTCGCAACCGAGCGCCGTAGCACCGTTCGCTTGCGAGATGAACAACGCGTCAATGTTGGCTGCCGGCCGCAAGGTGACGCCCCAGGCGAGGACGATCACGCGCACATTGGCAGTGATCTGGATAGCCGACAAGATGTCCAGCGTTGCCGGCGGCATCAGCACGACCCCACCGCCCGCATTCTGGCAAGCGTTCACCGCCGCCTGGATGGCTGGCGCTGAATCGGCGACACCGGTGCCGTAGGACCCGTAGTCCTTGGCGTTGAACCAACCCGGTTCGTCGGCGACGGGGTAGTTGCCGTCGCCTGTGGGCGTCCATGGCCCCGAAGACGACGGCCCGGTGTTCATCGTGTACAGGCCGGCCGGTGCCGAGATCGTGAATAGCCCATGAGCTGCTGGCGGTCCGGTAGGAGCTTGCGACACATAAGTGAGCAGGGTGGCGTTGTTGACGAGCTGCACCCACACACCGTCCACCGGCTGCACGGCACCGCCAGTCTGCTGGTACAGGTAATCGCTGAAGGTCGGCATCAGTCCAGCGTCCCCGAGCGCACGCTGACAGCGGTCACGGTCACGACCCGGTCCCAGACCGGGTCGCGACGTACCCGCTGAGAGGCCAGCAACAGCGCATCGTCCAGGCCCCGGTTGAGCATGGCCCGCGCCACCCGCGGCCCCTCCCGCATCTCCCAGGCGTGCTGCGCGCAGGCGCCCAGGGCGCCGTCGTCCAGACGCAGCTCGCAACCGACCGCTTCGAAGCGCCGGCGCCAGCGAGGCCCGTCCTGGTCACGCAGGATCTGCATCATCTGCGTGACCTTGAGCGGCTTCGTCCACGCCCAGGTCGAGATTCGATCCGCGAACTCAGCGGTCATCCCGTAGCGCTTGAAGTCCTCGGGGACAGCGTGCTCCCAGGTCTCATCCTCGCTCAGGTGCGGGTTGCGCAGCCTCGCCCGGATGTACTTGTCCAGGTTGACGAAAGCGCCACCGAAGACCCAAAAGACGTGGCCGGTATCGAAAGCGACATCCTCCAGCTCCTCGACATCCTTGGCGTCGTCGGTGAAGGTGACCAGCTCACCCTCGATCGTGCGCAGCAGCTCCTGCTGGAGCGCGATCCCGCCCATCTCCAGCTCACTGCCGACGCGGGACTGGTCGGCGGGCTTGCGCGAGTTCTGCTTGGCGCTGCCCGCGCACCACTTGTCGATCTCGTCCAGGAAGATCACGCCGTAGTCGGTCTTCCAGCGCCGCCAGTGGTCGATGAGCACGTCCACGAAGACGCGACCGCGGAAGCCGGGCGGCGCCAGGCTGGCCGCGCTGGGCATCGACACCGGCAGCCCGGCCGCGGCGATGCACTGCTGGATGGCATAGGTCTTGCCGGAACCGGAGCGACCGTAGACCAGGAGGTTCGGCCGCCCGGCCTGGAGGTCGTGCAGGTAGAGCAGGTACTGGAAGAACGTCGAGGCCAGCTTGGTCCGAAGCGCGTCCTGACCGACCAGGGTGTCGAGCGCGTCGTAGAAGATCTCGGGACCACGCAGGGCCGGCAGCTCGGGCGCAGACGACACCGGGGCCTGCGGCATGCGGCCGTGAGGCTTCCCGCGCCGCGTACTGGCTGATACAGCCGCGTCGCGGCCGTCAGCCCGTGGTCCGCGGGTAGGCATACGCTCGCTCGGCCGCCTGCTGGTCGAGGCGGAACCGCATGGCCGGGGTGACGCGGCCCATGACGCCGGCCGCCCTGGCGCGGGCCTCGAAGGTCAGCGCATCCGCCAGGCCCCGCGCCTGGTCGCCCTGCTGGCGCTGGGTGGCGGCCAGCTCCTGATCGGCGATGTCCTCAGCCGAGATGCGGGTCCGTTCGAGCTGGAGCCGGCTCGGCCCCATGCCATCAACCTTGACCGTCTCGCGGACGCGGCCGCGCTGGTCCTGGCGGGCGATGAGCTGCCGGCTGACCCGAGTGTAGTCGGCGCTGGGCTCGACGCCCTGCACGGGCTCGGGCGGAACCGCGACATGGGTCACGCGGCCGGTCGGGGTGCGGTGCTTCACGTCGCCAGTCCTCGCGGGGCGAGGCGATGGCCCTTCACCGCGGCATACGGCTTGCCCTGCAAAGCGTGTGTGAAGAATCCGACGATCTCCCACTCGACCTCGGGCAGGCTGGGTGACGTGAAGCGCTGGCCGAGCACGTACTGCTGCTCGGGGTCCAGCTCCATCGTCGCCTCGTCCACGCGCACGGGTTCCCCGATCATGGGCCTCTTCTCCAATTTCGCAACCCGACGAGCGATCCGTCGTAGCTCGTACCGAACCCGACGCTTCCCGTCCTGGCGCCACGATACATGCGACAGCTCAACCAGCCGCTGACTCAAAGTGGCGATCACCAGCATCAAGCCGCTTCCTGCCAAATGCTACTCAGCCCCAGCCGCTCCACGATCCGGTGCGCGACCATGCGCCGGGCCGGCTTGCCGATCGACAGCTTGGCCAGCTCGGGGGCGAACATGCTCTGGAACCAGAACGTGGCGGTCTGGAGGTTGCCGCCCTTCTCCGAGCCCGCGTTCTCACCGGTCAGGGCCGGCAGATCGTCGCTGCGCGAGCGCATCACCTCGGCGTCGGCCAGGAGCCGACCCACCGCGTAGTACACGGGCAGGTTGGCCGGCGGCAGCAGGATGCCGGTCGAGCCCAAGCCGGGCACGTCGGCGAGCTGCTGGAAGGGTTGCACCGCGGTGATGCGCACCTGACCGCCGGTCGGCGGCGTGCGCTCGAAGATGAGGGTCGGGGTGAGCGGGTCCTGCGCGAAGCGCCAGCCGCTGATGCGCCGGAACCGAACCCACGCCTGCGGCGGCCGGGTCTCCACCTGGGTGATGATCGTCTTCGGGTCCGCGTACGGCACCACCGGCAATGGGTACTCGTACTGCACCGGCGACGGCAGCACGCTGACCAAGTCGAAGGGCTGGTACGACCAGACCTCCGGCCAGAGCATCCCCAGGCCCTCGTACAGCGCCTCCAGGATCTGCTGGTCCGAGTAGCGCGCGGTCTGGTAACGGATCGCGACCGAGCCCGTGGGGGGCGCCAGCGGGAACTGGACCTCGCCGGTGTCGGATGTGATGAGCGCGGGCACGAGCGGCGCGTTAGCACCGGACGGCGGCGCGGCATAGGTCGCGGTGGCGGCTGTACTCGCGACCACCACACGCTGGCCGAGACGACCGACCACCTCCGGCGCCACCCCGGCCACCAGGTAGTCGTTGACCGCGCTTACGGCGGCGGGCAGGTTCGTGAGCGCGGCGACGGTGAGCTGGTGGTTGGCCGCCAGGCTGACGATGCCGCTGAGCGGGCTCAGGCCGTACTCGACGCCGGCCACCACGTACGTGTAAGCCACCTGGTGGTTGCCGGCAGTGAAGGTCCCGCCCGCGCCGCCGTCGCTGGCCGAGGGCGGGATCACCGGGTTCGGCGTCGGCGCGGGCGGGTCGAACAGCGGCAGGTACGACGTCGTGACCGCACCCACCTCGCCGGTCGCAGTCGGCGCGGTCAGGTACACCGGCACCGAACGCAGCACAGGCGGGCGCTGGAGGTGAATCGGCAGCGACCCGGCGGTGGCGATGGCGCCCCGGCTGCCATCCGAAGCAGGCGTCTCCTGCTGCCATGAGCCCTGGTCGCGGAAGATGCGCCGGACCTCGGCGATGAAGAAGCTGTCCGGCTGCCCGTTGCCGAGTGCGAGCGTCACACCAGGCAGTGTAGCGGGGCGACGACTCCTGTTGGCGCCGTCACCCCCCGGTTCGACCACGTACGCGGAGCGATCGACCCCAGCATACACGAAGCCCTCGGAACCGCCACAGACCCGAGGGCTTCGTGCTCATGCTCGGCCCCTCGCGAGGCCGAGGCTACCGCCGGCGGTGCCGGCCGCGGCGCTTCGCCACCTTCCGACCTCCTTTGCGGGACTTCCCGCGGTGTCGTGACCCTCGGCCCGGCGCTGCGTTCAGCTCAGGTGGGGCAGGCAGGGCCGGGGCCATCCCCGGACCGGCACCGGCACCCATCCCGGGCTGCATCTGCTGCATCGCCGCGGGGTTCATGGACGGGGGTATGGGCATGGCCATCTTAGTAGGCCGCGCCCCTCCGCGAGCTGCGCTTGCCCCGGCTCAAGCGGAACTTCTTCGCCCTCACCTTGGGCAGCGACGAGATCCGCCGACCGCGGGCCACGTCAGTACAGCCCCGCCTTCAGGTCCGTCTCCTGGTTGCCGATGTGCATCGGCTTCGACGTCGGGTCGTAGAACGGCCCCAGCGAACCCGGGGCGTGCGTGTGCGTCCCGTTGTCGGGCTGCGTGAACGTCGGCCTCGGCATCATCTGGTTGCCGTTGGCCAGCGTCGCGCGGCGCGCCTCCTCGTTCAGGAACACGGCGCTCGCGTTCGGGCCACGATCCTTCTGGCGCTGGGTCGCGCCCTTCGCCATCGCTATTCACCTCCCGGATTGCCGGGGGCCTGGCGCAGGGCGGCCCACCAGTTGTCAGCTCCCAGCACCGCGCTCTGCGCAACCGCCTGGCCGGAGCCTGTCTGTAGGTAGTTGTCGGGAGCGATCCAGTACAGCGCACCAGCCGCCGGCGTGCCGTTCGACCAACCCACCGCGGCGGCGGCCGAGACAACCGTCGCCGTGTTCGAGGCGATCTTGAACTTAGTGATCGCACCCGAGCCGTTGATCGCGAAGACCGTGCGCGAACCGCCGGTCACGAACGGACCCCACTGGTTGATCACCCACGCCTTGGCGGTATCGGTGACCGTGGCGGGCGGGCCGGCCGCGTACGTGACGGTGCCGCCCGAATCCGTGTCGGTGTCCACGGCCGCCCGAATGCCGGTACGGATCGGCGTACTCCACGGCGTGGAGATGCCGACCCCGGTGCGCTGCCCGAGCAGGTTCTCCGCGAAGTCCATCGAGGGGGTCGTACCCGGGCGGACGCCGATGCCGAAGACGCTCGCGGCCGGGCTGTCGTACAGCACGTGGTCGCGGTAGTCCTGCTGGACCGTGTTCTGCGCCGGTACGCCGCTCATGAACGCATTATCCCAGGGTACCGGCCCGGCGGGAGGCTCGATGCTTCCCGCGGCCCGAGTCGCGGAGCTGACCCGTCTTGCGGGGGCGGCGGGCACGCAGGTTACCCTGGCCGAGGCCGGTCAAGCGCGGCTGCCTAACCTGCTCCCCGCCGACCCTGATCCCTCCGAGCGGCACCGCCTGGTCCTTTGTCGCATCCAGATGCGGAGCCTGCATCGCGCCGATCTGAGCTGCCATGTCCGAAGCCTACACCCACTCCAGGACAACAGTCAGCGAGTTGCCCTGGACGTTGAGCGCACCCGTGGTGGTGAGCGTGGCGATCACGACATCGCCCGCATACAGGTACATCCAGCTCGGGACGAGCGTCCCGTCCGGGCGCGCCGCAGCGCGATCGGTACCAGTGAAGCTGGCAAACGTGAGCGGATTCCAGAACGCCAAGTCGAACGTCGCCAGCGTGACCGCGGCGGCGATGTTGGTCTTGACCTGGTTGCCGGCGCCCGCAGTTTCCGACGCGTTGACGACGTCGAGGGTGACCGTGGAGCCAGCAGCCGGCTGGTACAAACCGCCAGCGCTGGTGCGAGCGAAGATCCATGCCCTGGTGAGCAGGCCCATCGGCTGACTGGAGCTGCCAACGACACGCGTACCGCTAGCCGCCGCCAGCGGCGTCGGGTAGGGGTCGTACTCGCCGGCCTGCTGCAGGTTGGTGGTCTGCGGCAGCGCGAGCGCGGTCTCGATGACCGAGCCGGCGGCAGCCAGGTTGGCGCCGCCGAAATCGGCCGAGTCATTCTTGAAGTCCCAGGAGCCGTTGACTCCGGGAGGAGAGCCCTGGCTCTCCTCCCACTTGAACTTGGCAGCCATCAGATGCCGAAGTTCCGCATCACCTGGGACGTGAACCCGGTGTCGGTGCCGGTGTTACGGAACTCGATCGTGTACTGCGAGAACACGCTCACCATGTCCGCGTCCTTCATCGACGGCGAACTGATCAGGAAGCAGAACCGATCCAGGAACGGAACGATGTTGATCCGGTCGAGGTCGATGAACGCCGCGATGGCCTCCACCAGCGTCGGGTCCGGCATGTAGCCGCTCATCACGAGCTGCAGCGGCTTGCGCCCGATCGAGAGCCGCACGGCGTCCACGTTGACGCCGCGGATCAGCTCCGACTCCGTGATCCGGATCTGGTCGCGGAAGACCCTCGACAGCCGGTCGATCACGTACGGGTGCGCCACGATGACGTCGGGGATGTCGCCGCCCTGCAGGTAGATGTTGATGCCGACCTGCGAGGCGAGGATGTCGGAGATGAACGCGCCGTTCGCGTTGAAGAGCTGCGCGGTGCTGTTCGGGACCGGGTTGCTGTAGCCCAACCACGCCAGCGCACCCCACATCTCCTGGTAGTCGGTCTGCGTCGCAGCCGGCGTACCAATGCCGTTGATAAGCGACCGCTCCATGTCGATCGTCATCTCCCACCAGCGCTCGTGGAGCTGGAAGGCGGGCATGTTGGGCTGGCCGGGGATCATACCGTGACGGGCCAGGCTCACCATCGAGCCATCGATCACCACGTCGCGCCGCCAGGACTGAATCAGGTTGCCCTTCACGCCCGGCGAACGAGACTGGTCGCGACCGATGTCCGAGCCCTCGGGCACCGGCGCGCCGACGATCTCCAGGATGGCGTTCTGCGCGTGGCTGGCGGCCGTGGTACCGTTGAACCCACGCGTGATCTGGACGGACACCGTCGTCGCGCCGACGATGAAGCCGTTCACGAAGATCTGCTCGGCGACGAGCAGAGTCTGCGCGCGGTCCTTCAGGATGTAGCCGACATCCAGGAGTCCGCCGTCCGCGAGCGAGACCGTGAACACCTGAACCGCGTTGTTGATGCCACCCGCGTCGAGCAGGGTGACGGTCCGCGGGTTGAGCCGCGTCTCGGTCCAGTAATGGATGAGCTGCTGATTGCTCGCGCCCACGCCCGTGCCGCCGCCGCCGAAGTTGCCGAACCCCAACGCGGACAGGAAGTTTGTGAGCATGATGAGCGAGGCATACTGGCCGTCCGACATGTCGGTGCGGATCGCGCCCGGCGTGTAGTCCAGCTCGGCGAGACCGACGTGGGTGAAGGCCATGCCTACGCCTCTCCTGCGCGTGCGGCGATGCTGAGCACGGACGCAGGGATCTGCGGCTCGCCCGCCTCGTTGTACTCCACCGGGACGCAGCTCACGCGCGCATCACGGGGCCGCCCGGTCAGGGGGTCGATATTGTTGGCGTCCTTCGCCGTGCAGACCGGGCAGACGGGGCACGTCGAGGTCACAGGCACAACCGGCTGGCCCGCGCCCTGGTCGATCATGATGAGGTCACCCGCCCGCGGGTGGCCCTGCGGGTAGCGCTCGCCGTCCCACCGGAAGAACCGCTCGACCGTGACCAACCGCGAGGCGTGGCGCCGGTCGAGGCAGTACATGTTGGGGACCGGCGGGGCATCCGCGGTCGCGACGGCGGGCTGGTCGGGCTCAGCGGGCGGGGCCGTCCCTGCCGCCTGCTTCGCGTCCTGGATGCCCATAGACAGCTCCTACGTCAGAATGCCCGGCCGGGAGCCGGAAGGGTGGGGACCTGCGCCACGACCGGAGCGCCGGTGGGCGGGGCCGAGACGTTGCCACGACCGTCGCGACGATGCTGCATGTGACCGTTCCAGGAGTACCGGAAGAACAGATCCCGGGCGTCCTCGGCCTCCCACTGCTCCAGCACGGTGCGACCACCGCGGGAGCCAGGGCGCATGCGCTGGCGGACCTTGTGCTGCAGCTCACGGACGCGGCGCTGCTCCTCGGATTCGGCCACCCGCGTCGCGTTGTCGCTGGGCACCGGCACGCCGCCGGCGCCCTGCTGGCCCTGCTGCGGCTGGGCCGCCAGCGCCAGCTCGTGCGTGCGCTTGGCCACCGCGTCGATGGCCGCCGGGTCGGTCAGCGTGTTGATGAGCGCGACGTCGGCCTGCGGGTAGGCGACCTGCGCTTGCAGCCTGGCGTTCTGCACGACCAGGGCCTGGTACGCCTGCGGATCGAGCTGCGGTGTGGGCGGGGGAGCCGGGGGTTCAGCCGGTGGGCTGGCCGACGACGGGGCCGTCATCACCCCCGTACCAGGCACAGCGGAAGCCACCGTTTGCCCCGCGGACGCTCCCACGCCCACACCACCGCTCGACTGCTGCTGATCGTCCGGCATCACCTACCTCCTCGCGATCGAGTGACCAGCCGCGTGCGCTCGCTCACCCGCTCCTCCGTCACGATCACGCGCTCGAACCGACCGCCGCCCACGGGCCTGTACGCCTCGGTGTGGGTGTCGCCGGAGCTGTCCGTCCAGGAGTCGGTGGACCGGAACCGCTCGCCACCGACCTCGATCGGGGCCGCGGCCCCGTGGCGAGCGGTGGCGGGGGTCTTGCCCCCCATCAGCTCCATGAACTTCGAGGCGTTGGCCAGGGCCGAGCGGTCTACCCCCAGCCGCTCGGCACGCTGGCGGAACGTCTCGCCCCCGGCGCCGGGGATCGGGGTGTCGCTCTCGATCAGGGCTCGAATCTCCAGCTCGCGCGCCGCCTCGACGCGGTCCATGCGCTCACGGGTATCCTGCGCCACCGCACCGGACCCCTTGCCGAAACCGCTGACGCTGAATACTCGCTTACCCATCATCCTTCACCTGTTGGTCGCTGTGCAGTATGACCGGGCTGACCCCGCTGTGGATCAGGAGGCCACGCGGCCCAGCCGTCGTACGGCACGATCCACTGCCAGATGTTGGCCTGCCGGGTCATGACCGCGCCGATGGTGACCTGCGCGAAGGTGTCCACCTCGCCGTCGTTGCCGATCTGCTCGATGTACCCCTGGGGCACGATGCCAACCGGGTTCCCAGCGCTGAACGGCGCCGGCGCCGGGGAGCTGAGCGGAGCCACCTTGCTGTCGATGAAGATCACGTCGGTGTACAGGTTGCCCTTGCGCCCGAACGCCCCACCCGCGGGGCTGGGATTCGCCCACGTAGTCTTCGACATGGCGGCAGGATAGCAGCCCTACCGAACTTCGGACGAGAGCCGGCCAATCTGCTGCGGCGCCTGGGTGACGGTGGCCGTCGCTCCGGCGCCAAGTTGACGAGCACCCACCCCGAATCGGAACCAGGCCGCCAGCGTGGCCTTGTCCGTGGGCATGGCGCCCTCGAATGCCTCGAAGCCCTGCAAAGTCTGCGCGTACGTCTGCCCCATCCCGACCCACGGATCAGCGCCGCTGAGCTGAGCGTCCGCGGAGAGCTGACCAGTACCCTCGGGGTTACCGAACATCGCGAAGTTGCGGATCTGATCCGGCGTCCAGGAACCCCAAATAGCGTTCTTCAACGTATTGGCATCGAAACTATCGCCGGTCCAGCTCGCCATCACGCTGTTCAGCTTGCTGACGGTCTGGTTGTAGTCATCCTTGCCCATGCCGAACTCAGACCACGGGTTCGCCTGGCGCTGGGAGTCGTTGAGCGCATTACCCCACAGCCACTCGTACGCGCCGAAGGGCGAGCCGGTGATGTTGGTTCCGGATTTCGCCAGCCTCTGTGCGAGCGACGTCGCATCGATGCCCTGCAAGTAGCCGACTGTGGCCATGAACTTATCGACGAGCGCGTTGGCCTGGTCACGCACCGCTCCGGCGACACCGGCCCACGGATCAGGTGGCGGCGCAGGTGGCGGCTTCGAGCTGGCCTTCCCGCGTCGCTGCGGGCCGGAGTCGTAGTGCGACGGCGGCGGGCTGGGGCTGTTCGATCCCGGGTACGGACGCCCGAACGGATTGACCCCCGGCGTGTCCTCGGGGTTGTAGACGGAAGCACCACCGTCCGCGACGTTCACTTCCGCACTCCAGAGATCGCGGTGCCGTCGTCGTGGTAGTGCGCCAGGATGTCCTCGATGCCGTAGTTCCCGATGGCGAAGCGATGCAACTCAATGATGTTCGGGTCGCGGCCGTACAGCGTCTGCGAAACGGGCGCAGCATGGGCACGGTAGGCGTTGATCTTGCCAGCCGGAACATCCGGCGCCTCGGGATGCGGGTGCTGCGCGTAGTAGTCAGCGATCGCATTCGGCGGCTGGCCCACCAGCAGCATCATGTCGTGCAGCGTGGGGTCACGGTCCAGCAGCTCATTCGCAACCGGGCGCGAGGTATCCCACAGGCGCTCGAACTCGGCCGGCGAGATGCCGGAGTTGGTCAGCGAGTGGTACGCCAAACGCACCTGGCTCGGCCGCGGCTGCGAGTTCCCGAACATGCGCGCAGCTACCCGGCCGAACGCCTCGTACTGATTGACCTTGACCTCGGGCAGGTCCGGGTGCGGCTTGTTCCCGAGCACGTTGCTGACCGCCTGCGACAGCTTCGAGGGATCGAACATCAGTACACCCCCGGCGTGGTGCCGATCGGGATCGTGGACGGACCCTGAGAGTTGGCCTGCGCGCCCGCCTGGCCGCCGGCCTGCTGGTAAGTGGAGGCGACGTCGGTCGGATGCGGGTAGTCGCCCCACACCGCCTGGGTGTACGGGTTCATCGCATCCCAGGTCTGCTGATAGTCCTGCTGCGGGATGTCGCTGGAGCTGTGCATGTCGAACCACAGCTTCACGTCGGAGGGGCTGGTGACGCCCTGCTGGAAGAACTGCGCAACCAGCGACTGCGGAGCCGGACGGCCGAACGCCTGATTTGAAGCCGAGTTCACCGCCTGATCGAGCGAGTTGAAGGCCCCGATCGTGACGCCCGGGACGATGCCGGACGGCAGCCCGTTGACCGCGTCCTGGATGCCCTGGCGCGTGCTGATGCCCGAGTTGTGGAAGTCGATCGCCGCCTGCAACGGGGCGTGCTGCCCGAAGATGCTTGTCCACACGCTGTCCACAGCCTGGTACCAGAGTCCGGTCGGACTATTGAGATCGAGCAGGCGCTGGTCCGGGGTGGTGACGAGGTTCTGCTGGGCCTCGCTGGGGGTTACCTGTGCAGAACCCTGGAACATGCCGCCCATCCAGTTCGAGTACAGGTTCGACGCGCTAGCACCGCTCCCGGTCGGGCTGTAGAGCTGCTGCAGGAAGGGCATCGGGTCCTGGTTCTGGCCTGACGGATCGATGAACCGGATCTCGATGTGGGGTCCCGAGGAATCGCCAGGGCTCGGAGCATCGCTGCCCCCACCGCTGGTGCCGAGCACCTGGCCGGGCGCCACTACCTGGCCATCCTGGACCGCGAAGTCGAACAGGTGGCCCACGAAGAACGTCCACCCGTTGGGCATCTTCACGTACACCGCGCGGCCCCAGTTCCGGTTGCCGTCGTCGCGAGTCGTGATGGTACCGCCAACCGGGGAGATGATGGACTGGTGCTCGGGCATCCCGAAGTCGGTGCCCTCCTCCCCGTTCACCCCGAACGACTGCGTGATGTCCTGGAAGTACGAGGAGCTGAACGGGAGCGGCACCTGGTTCCCGCCGCCGGGCAAGTTCTGGCGCTGGCTCAGCGTCCCGGTGGTCAGCGACTGCGCGAAGCCGAGCGGCCCCTGGCCGGTCTGAATTTGATCGACCCACGCGTTCACGTCGGCCGCATAGGTGGTGGCATCAGCGGGGAGCTGCGCGGCGGCCACGATCTGGCCGTACGACCAGTCGGGGTGCTGCTGCATGACCGGCTGGACCTGGCGCAGGGCAACCTTCACGTTCTCGACCGGGTTGGTCAGCGCTGTCGTCTCGTCCAAGCCCGAGCTGTCCAGCTCGCCGCCGCGGTGGAGCTGCGCGAGCCCGAAGCTGGTCGGGTTGCCGTTGGCGTCGTAGTCGCCCTGGCTGTTGGGGTCGAAGCCACCGCCGGTCTCCTGGGCCACCAACGCGAGCGCGAGCGACACCGGCACGCCCATCTCCTGGGCCGCCTGGATGGTGGCCAGGAACCCCTGCCGGTTCACGCCCGCCGGGATCTTCAAGTTACCGAGCCCGAGCTGCTGCATCTGCTGCTGAGCCGCGGTCGGCGCCTTGGCGGCCGGCGTGGTCTGCTGCTGCGCAGTGGTCAGCCACTGCCCCAGCGTGGGATCGGTCGGCGCCGAATTCCCGAGCAGGGCCTGGCCAGCGCCCGGTGTGGTCGAGGTCATGTACGAGTACCAGGACAGGAAGTCCTCAGCCGAGATCCCGAGCTGCTGGAATCCCTGCTGTAGCTCCTGCGGGAACGCGATGTTGGGCGCCAGCCAGCCGATCATGCTCGCGGAATCGTTCAGCCAGCTCATACACCCGCCTCCGCAGCCTGCACCGCCTGCTGCAGCTCGGGACTGGCGCTGGCGTCGCCGCCAGCCTGCGCCACCTGGGGCTCCTGCGCCACCTGACGAGCCTGCTGCGCGAGGCCCTGCGCCTCCTCGGCGCGTACCGCGTAGCCGCCTGTCGAGCCCGCCACCTCCTGGGCCTGCTCAGGGCTCATGCCTGTGGGCAGAACGGTCGTGGTCGAGAACGGCGAGCTGAACGCCGAGACGAAGGCGCCGAGAGGGCTGGTCAGTCCGATGTTCTGGAGCATGGCTCGATACGCGGAGTATGCCGGGTCCGAGTCCTCCAAGGACTTGAAGTCGGCCGCGCTCATGTACGGCTTGAGCTGGTAAAGCTGGTTCTGGACGGCGCGGATGTACGCCCCATTCTGGCCGTCGATCGACCCGGCCAGGGCCTCCTTGAGCTGCTGCGCCTCCCACTCCAGGTAGTCGGCGTCAGTCCACTGCTGCGTGTGGTGCTCCCACCAGGCAGCCCGCGACGACGGGTCGGCCGCCTGCAGCATCTGGTTCCAGGCGGGCAGGAAGGCGTCGTACAACTCGAACCACTGGTCATCGGAAAGAGCCTGGTTGTCCAAGCCGAACTGCTTGGAGAGCTGCGTGTACGCGGCAGCCAGGCTCGCCCCCGGCGAGCTGTCCCCCCAGGTGTCGGTGTCGAGCTGCGCCAGGCGCTGCTCCAGGTCGTGCTTGTGTCGTGAGTATTCGGCAGGGGCGATGCCGCCAGTGAAGACCTGGTTGCTGTACGCCACCATCTGGTCGTGGATAGAAGTCCGCTGGGACTGCCAGTTCTGGTACTTGCTGTCGTCAATCGGCGGCGTCTCGACGCCCATGTGATAGATGCTCGGGACGCCGACCAGGCTGGACAGCATGCCAATCGTGGCATCCTGCCAGAACGTGCTCGCGCCCGGCTGCTGGCCCGTTGCCTGGGCCGCGTTCTGCTGGTACTGCTTGATGATGCGCTGCACCTGGTACCCGCTCGGGACCAGGGAAGCCAGCGCCTCCCAGCGCTCGATCGGCTGGTTCACGCCCTGGCCGATGTTTCCGTAGAAGGACTGACCGCTGGCGCCTTCGTACAGCGCCTGCGGGATGGCGCCAACCTTGCCGGCCGCTTCACGACGGACGCCGTCCACCAGCGCCCCCATCGCCATCGACGCCTTATGGAAGGCGTCCTGCTTCTGCCAGGTAGCGTCGCTGAAGTTGTGGGCGAACCCGTAGTCTTGCCCAAGCCCGATCGCGTTCGCAACGTCCACCGCCTGCCGGAAGAACGGCATGGTGGTGATGTACGCCGGCTTGGGTTCCGAGTGCTGTGCATCGACCGGCGACGTGCCGGTCAGGTTGGTGACGTCGATGTCGAACTGGTGCCCCTGGGCGTTGTCCCACAGGTGGTGGCCCGAGAACATCACATTCATCATGTCCATCGACACCGCGGCCGTAGACAGATAGGTGAGCATCCAGCTCCGCTGCGCTCGTACCAGCTCGACGCGAGCACGATAGTCGAGCGCCTTCAACGGGACAGCGGACATCCGCACAAAGCGACCGCCGCCAGCCCCAGCCATGAACTGCGACAGGCGCGCGGCGCCCGGGACCATCGACTGGAGCGAGTGCAAGAACGTCGCCCAGTACGACGGCGCGAACCAAACGAGCCCCTTCAAGTGGCGCCACATCCGATTCATATAGAGCGGGTTGACCATGCCGCCCAGCATGTTCGCGTACTGCGCTGAAGCGCGGCGAGCGTCCACCTCGGGGATACCCTTGGCCGCCATCTTGGTCTTCATGTACGTGTAAGCCGCGAGCTGCGTGTTGTCCACGCTGTTCCACAGCCCGCGCTCCAGGTGCTCGGAGTGCCAGTCGTTGATGGCCCTCCCGAAGTTGCGGACGGCGCCCAGGAAATGGTGCTGGCCGTCCTCCTCGCGCTGCAGGAGCTGCAGGTGGTGCGAGACGTTCCACTGGTTGGCGTGCACCATACCAGCCTGGCCCGCCTCCTCCAGGAGTGCGTAGTACGCCTCCGAGTCCTTCTTCAGGGCACCGACGACGTTGAATGCCGACCGGGCCACGACCGGATCATTCAGCAGGAAGCTGAAGGCCCGGCCCGCCGTGTTCATGCGGTGGAACAGCGGGTTGTACATGACATACCGCTTGCTCGTCCCACTGATCTTGTACAGGGCATCCAGGATGCCATTCTGCAGTCCGGCCGCTGACGTGTCGGCTTCCGCCTGCCTGATCTTGTTGGCCAGGTCGCCGCGTGCGTACAGCGCCGGCCGGTGATGCAGATCGCCGGGGCGACCGACTGCGGGGTGCGCCTGGAAGTAGCCCAGGCGCTGCGCGTTGTCCTCGACCGAGCCAGCGTTCTTGCCCTGGCCCAGGAACACCGTGTCCTCCACGATGTCAGGCAGGTTGTGCCTGCTCTTGAACGAAGGCAGCTCCATCGCCGCCCCCCACGTCTTCATCGGTGTCTCACCGAATACAGCGGCCAGCCGCTGCATGTTCAGGTTCGCGTGCGACCGGAGGCCGTCCCCGATCACCGCCATGTGCATGCGGTGCATGTGACGCGCCAGCATCTGGCGCACCGCCTCACCGCCGGTTACAAGCTCCTGGGTGGCTGGCGCGGCGCGGCGCAGCTTCTTGAGCTGCTTGTACTCCATGCCGATCAGCCCTGGCGCCAAATGGCCCATGTCATTGTGGGCATCAACCATCATCTGATCGATCTTGGCCCGCGCCGCGGCGACCACCTTGGGGTCATCGTGGCCAAGCCCGCGCTTGCCTTCGAGCTGGCCGAAGCGACGCCGCAGCGCGTTGATCTTGCTGCGGTTGGCGACGTACAACTGGCGGTGCTCGTGCGTCGCTTCGTAGAACTCGGTCTGGTCCTTGAACTTCTTGATGATGGCAGCCCGAGTACGAGGCAGGAACGTGACCGCGCCCGTCTCGTCGTTCACCGCCACGCGCCAGAACCGCGAGCGCGAGCCAGTGGGGTTCTTCCACCAGGAGCTGAACATCTCGATCGGCTCAGCTTCCTGCTCGCCGGCGGTACCGCGCACATAGTGGGCCACCCGGCCCAGCAGCGGCAGCGCCACAGTGCCGAACTTCAGCTCGCCAGCGGTCAGTATGTTCGAGACGTTGCGGAGCTTCTGCGCGAACGCCGCCTGCTCAGGCTCGGCATCAACCAGCGCCTGCCACTTCTCGGGCTCCTCCAGCGCCTGCATCAAGTCTTCCACCCGGCTGTCGTTGAGCCCGTCGAGCCCGGCTGCCCGCGCCATCTCCTCGACACGCCCCAGGACCCGGTTGCCCATGTCCCAGGCGGTGCCCGCAGCGCGATCGAGCGCCCCCTGCTCCAGTACCGAGTCGATCCGGGTGGCCGCCTCATGCAGACCCTGGAGTGCGTTGCCGCTGTGTAGCTCGCGCATCAGCCCGCGGATCGCGCCCTCGTGTTCGTCCAAGGTGTCCTGCACCTCGGTGGGCACGTTCGGCAAGGGGCTCTTGGGCACATGCGTGTACGGCGTCGAGGGGATGAACAGGTGGTCGTATGACGCCGCCAGGGTGGCCGGCGCCAGGGTCTCCTTGGCGTGGCCGCGGATCTCCTGGAGGAGGTTCTTGACCGTGTCCAAGTCGCCGGCGTCGCGAGCCGTCTGCAGGCGCTGCCGTAAAGCCTGCTGGCCTCGCGACGCGGCCATGTACGCGGCGGCGGTGCCCTCCTCGGTGCTCGCCCCGCGGACCTCGAACTGGTGCAGCGCCACCTCGGGGTCGGGGCTCAGCACCTCGATCTGCTTCTCCAGCGGCGCCCCGGTGCGGATGTCCCGCGCCGCGGCCCGGCCACCGAGCAGGAGCCCCGCCGCGGCGTCCGCGTCGGCGATGTCCTTGCGCGCGGCCATGGCCGTGTCGAGCATGCCGCGAGCCACCTGGATGCCCTTGAACGCGCGCACCGGGCTACCGACCGAGAGCACACCGCTGCCGGTCGAGACCAGAGCCTGTACCAGGTGGCCGTCCGTGGGGTCGGTCACCTCCTGCGCCCAGGACTGCACCATGGCGGGCGCGGCCATGGCCCCGAAGGCGGCGAAGATGACCGGGGTCGCGGCGCCGCCGGTGACCGCCTCCAGGCCCACCACCGCGGCGATCGTGCCGAGCCCGAGCGCGGTCTCGGCGAGCGCCTGCATAGGGTTGGTCTGCCAGGTCTTGATGTAGTCCTGGACGGGCTTGACCACCTCCTGGTTCCAGAGCTGCTGCCCGGCCGCACCCACGATCTGGAGGGGGCTCATCGGAGCCTGCTGCTTGGCCAGCACCGACTGCGGATGGGGCGGCTGCGCGCCCTGGAGCAGCGGGGTGGTGGCCTGCAAGGCCTGGAGCTTCTGCTGGATGGCCTGCAGGGTGGGGTCCGAGACCTGGGGCATGACCGCCTGCGGCTGCTGCCCGAGCGCGGAGTAGTACGGCTGCATGCCGATGTACGGGATGAGCTGGGGCAGCGGCGTGACCGCGGGCTGCTGCTGGCCCTGCGGCTGCTGACCCAGGTTCTGGAGTGTGAACTGCTGCTGGCCAGGTCCGAAGCTCGACGCCTGGCCGGCGCCCGGGAACGATGCCGCAGACGGCGACTGCGCCGCCGGCAAGAGCGTGTTCAGCGGGTTGTTGACGGCCATCTCAGCGGCGCGTACCCCCGAGGATCAGCAGCAGCGATACAGGCCCCCACACGAACACGTTCCAGGCGGCGGCCCGAACCCACCAACCGATGCCCGGTAGGCTCTCGTCGTATGCCAACCTACAGGTCCTCGAAGATGTCGAACGGCACCCGCCCGGCGCCCAGCACCTGGCGGTAGTCGCCGTTGACCGCGACCCGGTTGCCGAACAACGACTCGCGCCCCAGCCCCTGCATGTTGACGTGCTGGGCCAGGAGCTGCACGTGGCGCAGGTCGGGCGGCTGATCCGACTCGGCCGCCTGCTGCTGAGCCTGCGGGAACCCGAGCTGCGGTCCATCACCGCGAGGAGCGCCGGACCGCACCTGAGCCTTACCGACCGCCGGGAAGCCCTGGCGCTGCTCGCGATCGACGCGCCGCTGGCCGCGGCCCTGCACGTGCCGGCCCGGCCCCGCCTTCGCCGAGTCGCTGCTGAACTGCGTGCCGGCCATCAGTGCCCGTTGGCGGCGCCGGTCTTGCGGGCCAGGTAGTTACGGAGCTGGGGGCCGTTGGGCGCGGTCGGACGCTGTGGCCGGGCCATGGTCGGCGGCGGTCCACCGGGCGCACCCGCGGCGCCGGGCGCACCGCCCTCGCCGCCCTCCTCGCCCTGCTGGCCCTGCTGCATCGCCTGCTGCGCCTGCGCCTGAGTCTTGGCCTGCGCGAGCTGGTAGGCCGCGATCCGGTCGCGCATCACCGCCGGCGTCACACCGGGCAGATCGAGGATGCCGCCGATCGCGTACTCGTCGTCCCACAGGTGGCCGAGCCCGGCCATGGCGAGCTGCACCCGCTGCTCAGGCGGCAGCCCCAGGAACCCGCCGTACTCGGCCTCGGCCTCCACGTACACCGCGATCTGGTCAGCGCTGAACCCGTTCAGCTTCTCGCCCGAGCGGAACAGCATGGTCTCGCCGGAGAACTTGAGCCGGGTGACCATGAGCACGTACTCGGCCAAGCGCGAGTACGCCGCCTGCAACAGCGCCTTCCGGGTCTCGCTACGAGCCTCGGCCGCCTCCACCTGATGGCGCACCGCAGCGCCAGTGACGTGCGAGGTCTGCGGCGCGGCACCAGACATCGAGATCGGGGAGACGCCGGTGGTCGCCTGGATGGAGTCCTCCAGGTAGCGCATCACACCGAGGATAATCTGCGGGTCGGCCGCGATCTCCCAGCGGCCCACCGTGGCACCGGGGCCGAGCGGGTCCACATGGCCGGGTGTCGGCTCGATCTCCTTGGTCTCGTCAGCGCTGTACCACCACGAGCCATCGACCTGCTTGCGGATGGCGTCGATGGCGAGCAACAGGCCCTCGTTGAACGTGCGCTGGAGCTTCGGGACCTCGCGGACGTCCGACTGCGCGAACTTGCCCGAGGGGTCCCCGAAGATCCAGCGGAAGGGACAGAAGCCCAGCTCGTGCTCGATGTCATCACTGAGCGGGTGGTCCTCGATCGCGGCGCGGAAGACGTGGGTGTTCCAGTAGTAGAACACCCGCGGGTTGTGCTGCGTACCGATCTGCTCGTCGGTGACGCCGTACATCTCCCTGGCCTGCTCGCGAGTGACTTCGAGCGCGATCAGCATGTCATCGCAGCCACCCAGGTCGAACTTCGAGATGAGCGGATAGCAGTGCCGCGGGTCGAACGTGAAGATGCGCACGCCGCGCTTCAGGTTGCCCATCGAGCCCCAGCCACCGAGCAGCCCCCAATCGACACCGTACATGGCGTCGCCGCGGAGCGAGAGCCAGTGCGACACGCGCGGATGCAGCGTGGCGATGTTGGACTTCCGGTTGACGTGGTCGTTGTAGTCGGTGAGCGCGTCCGACGTCGCGTACTTCGCTTGCTCGCGTTCGAGCACCAGCGGCAGGACCATGACCCGCGGCGGGTACGCGAACGTGCTGGTGAAGTGGTTCACGACGCGACGCGTCTGGTTGACCACGATCTCCTCGGCGTCCTTCTGCGCGTCGCCGCCGCTGCCCGGGTCCTGCAGGTTGGGCCGGTAGGACCCGTCAGTCGCCGTCTCGCCGTGCTCCTCGGAGTCGAAGACCTTCTGCAGGTCGTCGTACATCTTGTCGCGCTTGCGGAACTCGTTCGAGGCAACGCGCTCCTCGTACAGCTCGCGGAGCGACTTCACCGCTGGTGCCTCCGCTTCCAGGCGTCCGCCGAGCGCCGACGCTGACCGGGCGAACGCGTGGGGCTCCAGGCCGAGCCCGAGTTGGGCTGGAGGATGGCCGGGCGCGGGACGTCGATCCGCATCGGCTCAGTCTGACGGCTCAGCTCCTCGGCTGCAATTCGGCGCCGGATCGAGTTGCCCAGCCGGTGGCGACGGTGGAAGCGCCAGCCGAACCAGATCGCCATCAGCGCGTGGGGATGGGCAGTCGCCGAGTAGCGCTCGATCTCGCTCTCCAAGGGAGCGAACTCGACCTCGGCCCGGGGCGCGTCGAGCCAGGGGGTGCGCAGGTAGCCCTCGCGCAGGAACTCCATCATGGCCGGGAGCCCAGCCCGCGGGTGCTCCTTGCCCTGGCTGGTGTGGCGGGCGTACGGCACCTGGCCGAGTACGTCGTCCTCGCGAGCCACATCCAGAAAGACCTTCTGCTGGCCGTTGGTCTCCAGGATGAACCGGGCGGATGGGAAGCGCAGGAAGATGTCCTTCACGGTCATCATCTGGTCCCAGGTGTCGCCGTCGTCCACCGTACAGCGCAGCACCCAGCCGTAGTCGCCCCACATCGCGAGCAGCACAATCGCCCAATCGTTCTCGGTCGCGGGGTCCCAGCAGATGTAGAACTGCAGGTCATCGTGGATTTTCTCCTCGACGTACTTGCGCCAGGTGGTGGAGGCCATGTACGGGGGCGTGTTGCGCATCGCCCAATCCAAAAACCACATGCCGAACTCGCGCTCGTTCTCGACCCAGGGCATGGTGGTGTCGCGGATGGCGTGCAGGATCTCGTCCTTGCTCAGCTTGCGAGAACGCGGCATGGTCAGATCGAACGCCGCGGCAGCCGCGCGCTTGGTCATCATCGCGCGCTGGATCTCGACCTTCTCGCGCTGGCTGGGCATCAGCAGCGAGCCGTCCTGGTTCTGGTACGGCCGCAGTATACGCGCCCAAGGAACAGGCAGGCCCTCCAGTCGTTCGGTGATCTGGTTGTACACGGACTCCGAGTACATCGGCGTGCCGACCAGCACCCACAGAATCTCGGAGAGGTCGTCCTGGATGGTGCGCACGAGGCCGTCGAGCCGGCGACTGAGCACACGACGCTCGGCCTCGGAGTCGGCGTGCTCTAGCGTCTCGACATCGTCAATGCTGGTGTCGCCGCCCTTGCCCTGCAGATCCTTGTCGCCGATGCCGTAGGCGCGGAACGAGTGGATACTGCGGTGGCGCACGCGGTGGTCGATGCCCTCGACGTCGAAGCCGTCCTTGATGCCGTACGGGGTCATACGGTTGATGTCAATCGCCTGGCCGGGCGTGCGGCCGGACCACTTGCACACAGGCATCACCCAAGGAAAGGCCGGAGCGCCGCCGCGGCGGACCTCGGTGGCCATGATGACCAGCCGCCGGCAGACCTCAGTAGCCATCTCGTTGGCGGTGGTGTCGTTCGACTTCACGCCGATCTGGCGACGGTTGCCATTGCCGACCAGGCGCAGGCAGTGCAGCATCTCCATCATCATCGACTTCCCGTGGTACGTCGGAATCGAGTACGCGAAGATGCCACCACAGACGAACGAGTGCAAGTCATCGAGCTGCCAGGCCGTCAGGTTGACGTCCCACACCTCGCGGACCACTGCATCCACGTCGGTTCGAGTCCAGATGAACGTGTTACTCGGCATCGTAGTCATCCCACTCTGTACGACGGAGGGTACGGAACCGCCACCCGCGGAAGGCGCTATTGCGGAAGTATTCCACCACGAAGCCGGAGTCCTTGAACATGGGATTGCGCTCACGCAGCCAGCGAGCCAGCGCGGGGCTGCGGTAACTCGGGACGTCCTCGCACCCGAGGTTGACCATGTGGGTGACGATGTCTGCTGCAGTTGACAGGAAGTAGTCGCCTGGCAACGGGCGGTCGGTACCGTACTGCGTGCGATAGAAATCCACCACGGCGCCGAGCCAGTAATCGGTCTCGTTCAAGACGGCAGCCCGAGTCTGGAACAACTTGTTGGCGATGTACGGGCCGTCGTACCCCAGGGCGGCCAGTACGTAGCCGAGGTCGGCGATACGGATACTGGTTGAAGCTGGTACAAGATCGCGCTGCCGGAAGAACTCCGCCGCGGCGTCGAAGACGAAACCCCGGATGCGTTGAATAGTACGAGCGAACACCTCCTCGATCTTGCGCTCAGGGATGTACTCGCCACGATCTTCGAGATGCAGCGGCAGCAGGCGGGTCGCCAGGTCGCCCTTCTTCACGTCCCAATGGATCGTGGTCACGATCACGGCCCGTCGCATGTGCAGGGCTTCTACCTGATCAGTATGGAGGATGCGCTGATGGGCGCCGTACCCGGTGACGAGCCGAGAGAGCACGTCCTCGGCCTCCGGGGAGAAGCGGCTCACGTTGTCCACGATCACGCCGAGGTTCATCTTCAGCGTGTTCACGAGCTGACGCTGGTCGAAGCCGATGCGGGAGTCGGAGGCGAGGTCGGTGTACGGCACGGACGGCTCCACGATAGCCATCAGCAAGCGGGCCAGGGTGGTCTTCCCGGAACCGGACTCGCCGCGCAGCACGAGGATCGGCGTCTGCAGCCCGAGCAGGGCGCATACAAGCCAGCCGAGCACCAGTACGGCCTCGTCCTCGCCGAGCCCGAAGCGAGCGCACAGGTGCTCCAGGTCTTCCATGGTACCGGCTTCGTCAACAGTCGGATCGAAGTGCTGGCCGTCGTTGACCATCACGAGGCAGTCGGGCGGGTCGTACGCGGTATGAGCGCCGTCCGCCGAGATGCGGTAGCAATAGCCGGTGGAATACGGACGCCAGTACACGCAACCGCCATTGGGATCGACCCAGCGCCGGTACTGAACCTC